AGGCGATCCAACTGGAGCATGACTTCCAGAAGATCATCCACCAGCAGGAGCAGTTCGGGGTTCCCTTCAACACCAAGGCAGCGGTTGAACTCTACGGCCAGCTTGCCCAGCGGCGGCAGGAGATCGTGGATGAGCTTCAGGCCATCTTCCCGCCCCGCATCATTACCATGAAGACCCCTGAGTTCTACTCGGTGGTTCACACCCCCACCGGCGAGAGCCTCCAGGCTCCGACCAAGGCCAAGGCCAACGACCTCCGCAAGGAACGCAAGTGGCGGCCCAAGGAGTGCGAGTATATCGCCGGGCCTCTCAAGACCAAGGAGTCGCCGTTCAACCCCGGCTCCGACAAGCAGACCGCAGAGAGGCTCACAGAGAAGTACGGCTGGCAGCCTGAGGTGTTCACCGATGGCGGCGACCCCTCGATAACCGAAGAGGTTCTTGAGGGCCTGCTGGATGTGTACCCTGAGGCCAAGGCCCTCAAGGAACACCGGGCCATCGACAAGGTTATCACGATGATTGCCGAGGGCAAGCAGTCCTGGCTCAAGCATGAGCGGGACGGGCGAATCCACGGCAGGGTCATCACCAATGGCACAGCCTATGGTCGATGCAGCCACACCAGCCCCAACCTGGGCCAGGTGCCCGCCGTGGAGACCAAGGGCGACACGATCCTGACGGGCTACGAAGGCGGCTGGGGCTTCGAGTGCCGCAGTCTCTTCGGAGACCAGGGCGAAGACTGGCTCCTGGTCGGGGCAGACGCCTCGGGCCTGGAGCTTCGATGCCTGGCCCACTTCCTGGCCCGCTACGACGGCGGGGCCTACATGCGGGAGCTTCTGGAGGGCGACATCCATACCGCCAACCAGAACGCCGCAGGGCTGGAGACCAGAGCCCAGGCCAAGACCTTCATCTACGCCTTCCTCTACGGGGCGGGCGACCAGAAGATCGGCTCCATCGTGGCCCCTACAGCCAGCCCGGAGAAGCAGAAGAAGATAGGGCGGTCCCTCAAGGCCCGCTTCCTGGCTGCCATACCTGCCCTCGGTCGCCTGGAGTTCGATGTCAAGTGGTCCTGCGGTTTCACCAAGATCAAGAAGGGGACCAAGACCTTCTGGACCAGGCGTGAGCCCAGCGAGGCCGAGCCCGTTATCCGACGTTACCTGACGGGCCTGGACGGCAGGCAGCTTCCTGTCCGCTCCAGCCATGCCGCCCTCAACGCCCTCCTGCAATCAGCGGGCGGGCTGGTGATGAAGAAGGCCACTGTCATCTTCCATGCCAAGCTCAGGGCCAAGGGCTGGAAGCCGGGCATCGACTACATGCCTGTCCTCCATGTCCATGACGAATACCAAACCCTCGCCCGCAAGGAGATCGCTGATGAGGTTGGACGAATTGCTGTCGCTTCTATTCAGGAAGCTGGTGAATATTTTGGCTTCCGTTGTCCCCTTGACGGGGAATACAAGATAGGTCGAACGTGGGCCGAGACCCACTGACCCGCAATACGCGGTGGCTCAGGAGTGATCCCAGGATCGGACTGCTTAGGGGTGCCAGGGAGAGGGCCAAGAGGCTCGGGCTTCCCTGCACTCTCACCAGAGAGGACATCTACGTCCCCAACTACTGCCCGGTCCTGGGCATCCCCCTGGCCAACAACTGGGGCGGTGGCCGACAGGCTGACTCCAGCCCGACCATAGATCGCATCGACAACACCCGGGGCTACGTCCTGGGCAACATCATCGTGATCTCATGGAAGGCCAACCGCATCAAGTCCAATGCCACCCCGGATGAACTCAGGGCGGTGGCCAAGTTCTATTCCCCCAAGCACAAGGATACCTGATATGGAAGAGGAGTTCAGAATCCTGTCAGATGATGACGGGCATATCTACTTCATCCCGTTGGACCAAGTAGAGGCTTTCTATGAGTGGGCCTCAAGCAACGCGGGTGACGATTATACCTACGACCACGATGCCTTTGCCCGCTATGCACAAGGCTATGCCCTGTCTTGCTACACCTTCAGGGGCGGCAAGTTAACGGAGTAATGATGGCCACCAAGAAACACACAACCCTCCTGATCGACTCGGACATCGTTGCCTTCAAGTTCGCCTCCTCATCCGAGGTGGCAACCGACTGGGGCAACGACATCTGGACACTCCATGCCGACGCCAGGGAGGCCCGGGGCCGGATGTTCGCCTTTGTAGAGGAACTGATGGACACCCTCAAGGCCGACGACCTGGTGGTCTGCCTCTCCGACCCGTCCCGGCACTACTGGCGGCATGACATCTTCCCAGCCTACAAGTCGGGGCGAGTCACCCGCAAGCCGATGATCCTGGGCCACCTCAAGGAGGCCCTTGCAGAGAAGTACAACAGCTACGTCAGGCCCGGCCTGGAGGCTGATGACATCATGGGCATCCTGGCGACCCACCCGACGATCATCCCCGGGACCAAGATCATCGTGTCGCTCGACAAGGACATGAAGACCATCCCGGGCAACCTCTACAACTGGTCAAGGCCCAAGGACGGGGTTGTCCGCGTCAGCCGTCAGGAGGCCGACTATCGCCACATGCTCCAGACCCTCATGGGTGACGCCACCGATGGATACCCAGGGGTTCCCGGGGTTGGCCCCAAGAAGGCTGAGAGGATTCTTGAGCCCGCCTTGGATGACTCCAATGGGTACTTCGAGGTCTTCGATACTGAGGCCGCCTGGGAACTGGTGGTCAAGGCGTACCACCAGGCCAAGCTCTCCGAGGAGGTGGCCCTCCAGATGGCCCGCGTGGCGAGGATATGTAGGGCCTGTGACTACGACTTCAAGAAGAAAGAGGTGAAACTTTGGAAACCGACGTAATACTCGGCTGGAGCCTCACGGCCTGCCTGGCTGTGTTCGGCCTGATCGTCTGGATCGTGTGCTGGACCAAAGGCCGCAAGAGTGAGCATCTCTGCAACTTCCGCCACAATCACGCTGGCTTGCGGGTGGTGGATCATCTTGTCGTGGAGGAGATGTTTGAGAAGCCCTTCCTCCGCATCAAGTTCCGCTGTGAAAGCTGCAAGCTGACCTACACCCGATGCTCGGGGACTCTCACCTCCCGCGAGGAGAAACTCTGGAAACGCTACATCGGAATTCTGGACGGGATGGTGACAGGATGACCAGCAACAACAACATCAAAGACTCCGGCTCCCGCCAGTCCTTCGATACCGGGGCCGTCCGGGATGCCGCCGAAGGTAAGCCCATGCTCGGGCTCATCAGCCCCATCTTTGAGCAGCGACTCGGAGCCCACCTCACGGCTGGGGCCATGAAGTACAGTGCCCGCAACTGGGAGAAGGGCATCCCCCTGAGCCGCTCGACCGACAGCCTCCTGAGACACCTCAACGCCTGGCGTGAGGGGCAGACCGACGAGGACCACCTGGCGGCTGCCGCCTGCAATATCATGTTCATCATCCACACCGAGGAGATGACCAGGCGGGGCATCCTGCCGGAGGCCCTGGCGGATATGCCCAGCTACATGCCTGTTGAGGTCGAGCAGGAGCTAGTTATTAGGAACACCTCAAGGCGGGACTGGTGCATGACCTGTGAGCATCGGGAAGTCTGTTACAACCTCCCGCCTGGTGCTGCGTGTCCTGGCTGCGACCGGATTTTCTACGGCCCCCAGGCCCGCCCCAACAAATGGGAGCCCCGCACATGACCCGCATGGCTGACTGTCACCAGGACAGAAAACATGCCGCTCGCGGAATGTGTGCGGCCTGCTACCAGCGGTGGAAGATCAGCACGAACCCCTCCTACAAAGCAAAGCAGCGGGCCGGATCAAGGCGATGGGCCAAAAGTAACCCCGAAAGGTACAAGGACGCTGTAAAGGCGGGGAGTGCCAAGTGGTACACCGCGAACAAAAAGGCCGTGGCTGATCGGGCATTCGTCAGGCGAAGTGCCAATCCCGCCTACTACCTTTGGAGGCTGGCGAAGAGGCGAGCCTTGCAGCAGGGAGTACCATTCTCCTTACAGCCTCAAGACATAGTTGTCCCAAGCACATGCCCTGTGCTGGGCATCCCGCTGATTCTGAGCAGACAGGCATCTCCCTCTGACAACTCCCCATCGGTGGACAGGATCGTACCAACCCTGGGGTATACCCCCGGCAACATTCGTGTCGTGTCCTTCCGGGCAAACCGCATCAAGACTGATGCAACCCCGGAGGAACTCAAGAAAGTTGCCGCATATGCGATGGAGGAAACATGTCGAATCCGGTGATTTACTTGGATTTAGATGGCGTTTGTTGTGATTTCAGCGGCCCAGCGTCAAGGCTATGCGGTGCATCGGACACCTTCGTCCCTCGGAGGTGGGCCTTTTACGAAGACATCTTTGTTTCTGAGGCTGAATTCTGGGCAACCGTTGACAAAGCTGGCTGGCAGTTCTGGGCCGACCTCCCGGAGTTCCCCTGGTTCAAGCCGATGTATCGTGCCCTCAAGAAGCAGGGCAAGGTGATCTTCCTGACCACCCCGAGCCAGAACCCCAAGAGTGCCTACGGCAAGCTGGTATGGCTCAAGAGGCGATTCGGGAAGGGCTTCGGGGACTTCATCATCACCAGCCACAAGGAACTCCTTGCCCGAGGACCGAGGACGATCCTGGTGGACGACTCCACCAGCAATGTAGAGAAGTTCCGCCAGGCCGGGGGAAAGGCTTTCCTCTTTCCCCAGCCCTGGAACGACTCCGACTGGCAGCCGAGCGCTACCGGCTGGAAGGTGACATGAAGAAGTGGAGAAACTTCAGTACGACTTCAGCCCGGCTGTAGTGAAGCTGTGGGCTGATGGCTTCTACCGTTTTCCGTTGGATGTTCCTGAGGTGGCGCGTCTTGTGTACCAGGCTTCCCTGGTTGTCAAGAGCAAAACCTCAGGAACAACCAACAATATCACCCACTAGAGATAGAACGGGAGGCTGCGGCCCCCGCGACCAAGAGGAATGTAATGAACGAACCAAAGGAATTCCCTGCGGTATCAGCCAAACTGGTCCAGGAACTTGACCGTATCTTCCCCGCTGCATGTGCCGACCTGGCCGACAGCGACCGGATGGTATGGTTCAAGGTGGGCCGGAGGGACGTTGTGGCGTTCCTCAAGGAGAAGCTGAGGCAGCAGGAAGAAAAGATGAGGATGCCCAATGTGTCTACTTAGCCCGGTCTCCCTCACTGGAGGCGGCGGGGGCTCCCGCTCCAAGCCGGCCCCTATCGTGATCCCCAAGATTCCTGCCCCGCCTCCGGTCCTGACCCGCGAGGAAGAGGGAGCAGAAGCCCCCAAGATCGGCAAGGAACGTGAGGACCAGAAGGCCGCCCTCAAGCGACAAGGCAAGAGCGGCCTCAAGATCGACCTCAACGTCCCTGCCTCCGGTGGCAGCGGTCTGAACATCCCGAGGCTCTAAGCCTGTGGACAATCAGGCCACCAACACCGCCAAGGCCCGCTACAGCCAACTTGAGACTCTTCGGAGTCCCTACCTGGAGCGAGCCCGCGACTGTGCCAAGCTCACCATCCCGAGCCTGATCCCCGACGAGGGCGATCAGAGCGCAGCCAAGCTCACCACCCCCTACCAGAGCATCGGCGCGAGGGGAGTGAACAACCTGGCAGCCAAGCTGCTGCTGGTTCTCCTGCCTCCCAACGCCCCCTTCTTCCGCCTCAGGATCAACCCTATGGAGGTCCAGAAGCTCCTGGAGGGTGGCGGCGACGACCAACTCAAGAGCAAGATCGAGGAGAGCCTCTCCGAGGTCGAGCAGATGGTCATGTCCGAGGTCGAAACCACGGCAATGCGGGTGAGTGTCTTCGAGTCACTCAAGCACCTCATTGTTGGCGGCAACGTCCTCCTTCACCTTCCCCCTGAGGGCGGGATGAAGGTCTTCCACCTCAGTCGCTATGTCGTCAACCGCGATCCTATGGGCAACCCCCTGGAGATTGTGACCAAGGAGTCAGTCAGTCCCGAGGTTCTCCCCGAGGAGGTCCGGGACAAGGTTCAGAACTCCCCCGACTACCGCGACCAGAAGACCGTTGACCTCTACACCCACATCAAGCGGGTGAAGAACAAGTACGAAGTCTACCAGGAAGCCGCAGAGATGCGTATTCCTGACAGCGACGGGGAATACCCCATCGAAAAGAGCCCCTGGCTGGCCCTCCGCTTCACCAAGATCGACGGTGAGGACTACGGCAGGGGCTATGTCGAGGAGTACCAGGGCGACCTCAATGCCCTGGAGGTTCTCTCACAGGCTATCCAGGAGGGTTCTACCCTTGCATCCACGGTGATCTTCGGGCTCCGGCCCGGGGCCACCACCCGCAAGCAAGACCTCGAAGAGGCCACCAACGGGGCCTTCGTGGATGGCGACCTGGAGAAAGACCTCACCCGGCTCCAACTCGACAAGTACGCCGACTTCCGGGTGGCCCAGACCGAGAAGGAACAGATCAAGGCCGACCTGGCAATGGCGTTCCTCCTTCACACGGCCATCCAGCGGGATGCAGAGCGCGTCACCGCAGAGGAAGTCCGCTACATGGCCCAGGAACTTGAGACAGCCCTTGGTGGCGTCTACTCGATCCTGAGCCAGGAGTTCCAGCTTCCCCTGGTCAACCGGCTCATGTCGGTCATGTCCAAGGCCAAGAAGCTCCCTGATCTGCCCAAGGGCATCGTCAAGCCGTCCATCGTGACGGGCCTGGACGCCCTGGGGCGTGGTCACGACCTGACCAAGCTGGATGTGTTCCTTGGTGGGGCCATCCAGACCTTCGGCCCTGAGATGGTCAGCCAGTATGTTAACCTTGGCGACTACTTCAGGCGAAGGGCCGCAGCAGCGGGCCTGGACAAGACCGGCCTCATCAAGACCGATGAGGAGATCGCCCAGGCCACCCAGCAGGCCCAGATGCAGGGCATGTTGGACAAGCTCGGCCCCAACGCAGTCAACCAGATCGGCGGCATGATGCAACAGCAGATGGCCGCCGCCACCCAACCCCCACAGGAAGGACCACAACAGTAGCCTATGACTGTTGAAAGAGTAGAACTCAACTCCGAGCAGACCGGCTCTGAGGCCCCGACCCAAGAAGAGGGCCAGCAGGAGCAGTTGCTCGCAGGCAAATTCAAGAGCGTCGAAGACCTCGAAAAGAGCTACCTCGAACTCCAGACCAAGATGGGCCAGGCCCCCAAGCCGGAGGCCAAGGAGGACGAGGGCGGTTCTGAGGGTGAAGCTGAAGCCGCCGAAAAGGCCGCCGAGAAGGCGACCGAAGAGGCCAAGGAGACCGTCGAGAAGGCGGGCCTGAACTTCGATGAATTCACCCAGGAGTACGCCCAGAACGGCAAGCTCTCCGACGAAAGCCTCACCAAGCTCCAGGAGGCGGGAGTCTCCAAGAGCATCGTGGACAGCTACATCGCTGGCCAGCAGGCCCTCGCCAACCAGATCGAGACCGAAATCTACGAGTCGGTCGGGGGCCGTGAAGGCTACGAGCAGATGCTTTCATGGGCCAAGGGCAACCTCTCCACAGAGGAGGCTCAGGCTTTCAATGATGCTCTGGACGGCTCTGTCGCCCAGGCGAAGCTGGCCATTCAGGGTCTCCATGCCCGCTACCAGTCGGCTGAAGGCCGCGAGGCCAAGCTCCTCGGTGGCAAGGCCGGGGCAAACAGCGGCGACGTATTCCGCAGCCGCAGCGAACTTGTCAAGGCCATGAGCGATCCCCGCTATAGCAGCGACCCGGCTTTCCGCCAGGACGTTCAGGACAAACTGGCCCGCTCCGACATCCTCTAACACCCAACGGGAGTTCCCATGATTCAGTTCATCACCGACAACTGGGGCGGCATCTTCACCGCCATCCTGGCCGCTCACGGCCTGGCCCTTGCCATCGTCAACCTGACGCCCACCCCGAAGGACGACGCCGTAGTGGCGAAGGTCTACAAGGGCATCGAGTTCCTGGCTGGCCTGTTCGGCAAGAAGGCCAAGGAAACCGGCGAGTAGGATATGGAAGCCTCTTTCAGGGGCAAGCCATACCGCGTCACCTTCAGCAAGCTCCCACCTGATCGCCTCGGTCAGTGTGACTTCAACAGGGGCAAGATCAAGGTCTCCAAGGCCCTCCGTGGGCTGGCCCTGATGGACACCGAAGTCCATGAGGCCCTCCATGCCTGCTTCCCCGACCTCTGCGAAGAGGCCGTGGAGGAATCGGCCAGGGACATTACCTCTTACCTCTGGAGGAGAGGCTACCGCCTCACACTGATATGAGCATCTGGACAGCTATACTTGGCTTCCTCCAGGCTGCCCTTGGCGTTCTCTCGAAGTTCGCCACCCTCTTCCGGGAGGAGAAGCTCAGAGAGCAGGGCCGCCAGGAGGTTCAGCAACACCAGCTTGAGGATCGACTCAATGCCAACCAGAAGGCCAGCGAGATTGATTCTCGCCCTGTGCCTGACGATCCTGCTGACATTCTCTCCAGGATGTAAGCCCAAGGAGATCGTGGTCTACCGCGATGTCTCCTGGGTCAAACCTATCTACTTCCAGGAGCCCACCAAGGAGTGGCTCATGGCCAACCGGCCCTGGCCCCCTGAGGCCCTGGAGGACTTTGACAGGATCGCCAAGCACAACCAGAAGTATGAAGAGATTCTCGGGCAGGCCAGGCGAACGGCAACGCAGCCGACTTCGGCCCCCGCGAGTCAGTAACCCCACCGGCGTCTTTGGCGTCGGTCCGTCGCTACAGGTGCCACCTGTGGCGACTATATGTGGGCTGTAGCTCAACTGGCAGAGCTTGTGGCGGGTCGCAACCGCCCCTAACGCCGGATCGTTGATGCGGGTTCGAGTCCCGTCAGCCTCCCCATGCCAGTCCGTGGGCCAAATACGCGGACACCCCTATGACCCGGAGTTCCCTGGGGCACTCCGACAGTCACCTCTAAAGACCCCACCTAAGCCTACACCAGCGGATAGACGCTCAATGTACTGCGGAACGAACCGTGAAATCCCGCCGTAGGTTTCTCTCTCCAGGAGAAGCTGATGGTGCTGCCTCGAAAGGCGGCCATCGACCTCTCACCTGACGCCAGCCGACCTGATGGTCTCGGCCCCCTGCGGGGGACAACCTTGATTCAGAAGGCAGCGAAGCAGACGGCGGGAGCGAGATGCAAGAGCATCCCGTAATCCTTTCCCTGGAGTAACACATACCATGTCCCTTACCCGTCTTGGCCAGGCCAATGCAGCGGGCGACAATCGCGCCCTGTTCCTGAAGGTCTTCGCTGGTGAAGTCCTCACCGCCTTCACCCAGACCACCGTGATGAACGGTCGCCACCGCGTCCGCACCATCAGCAGCGGCAAGAGCGCCAGCTTCCCGGCCACCTGGCTGACCGAGGCCGAGTACCTTACGCCTGGTGACGAGATCACCGGCAAGGGTGACATTCGGCACAATGAGCGGATCATTACCATTGACGATCTGCTGATCGCCCACCAGCGCATCTACCAGCTTGATGAGGCGATGAACCACTACGACGTTCGCAGCGAGTACAGCAAGCAGATGGGCAACGCCCTGGCTCGCAAGTACGACCAGAACGTCCTCGTCACCGCCATTCGTGCGGCCCGAGACACGACCAAGCTGTTCGGTAATGACGCCATCGACGCCACCAAGCTCGGCGGCAAGACCCTCACCGATGCCAGCTACGAGACCGATGGCGAAGTCCTCGCCAGCGGCATCTTCGACGCCAATGTCGAGCTTGACGGCAAGGATGTCCCCGACGAGGGCCGTTCGTGCCTCCTGCCCAGCCTCCAGTACAGCCTCCTGGCCCAGACCACCAAGGTCATCAACAAGGACTGGGGCGGCGCTGGTGTCTATGCGGACGGCAGCGTCCTCCGTATCGGCGGCACCGAGATCGTCAAGGTCAAGCACTTCCCCAACAGCAACCTGGGCGTCTACGCCGACAACAACACCGGCGGTCACTACCTGGGCGACTTCAGCAACACGGTCGGCCTGGTGATGACTCCGCAGGCTGTGGGCACCGTCAAGCTGCTGGACCTGGCGATGGAGTCGGAGTACCAGATCAACTACCAGGCGACTCTGATGGTCGCCAAGTATGCCGTAGGACACGGCGTACTTCGTCCCGAGTGCGCGGTCGAAATCGCCAAGAGCTAAGGAGGTAGTTGAATGACTACCCCCAATGGCGTTTCAGCCGTCACCACCATCTCTGACGACATCGCCATCTCTGATCTGAGTCAGACGATAGTTCGCAGGGCGGATGGTGCAATCGTCTTCAAAGACCTCTACGGCAACACCGTAGTTGCCCACAGCAACCCGGAGCTTACCAAGCTCTTTGATGCGGCCAACAACATCGTTGACCCGCCTGTTGTGGGCGTCGAAGAGGGCGAGAACACTCTGACCTCGGGTGTCTCCGAGGTTGACTTCGGCACCTCTGACGGTGATGATGTCACCAAGACCTTCACCATCACCAACAGTGGCAACGGTATTCTGGCACTGGACAGAACCATGCCGGTTGTTGTTACTTACGATGGCGTGAGCTTCCCACACACGCAGCCTTCCACCCGCATCCTCAAGGCGGGTGAAAGCACCACGTTCACCATCACGTTCCACCCCATCGGGGCGGATACGCGGACGGCAAGTGTG